ACAGCCTTACCATTAGTGAATCTCCAAATGGAGCAGTAAGAGACTCCGATATCCTCAGCATAATGGCTGAGCTTATATCTTTGGGTGAGCTTAGACTTGGTCTCTTTAATCATAAAGTCCTTAAGGCTCTGCCCTTTAGAAAGGGAGATCATCACCAGGATTATCAGGTACATGAGCAGGAGCTACTGCAGCTGCAGTTAATAGCTCAATCTTCCATAACTCTAATGAGTTGAAATGTTTATCCTGCCATTCTCTACCTCTCAGATTGAATGATGCCTCTACCTCTTCACCTACTTTGTAGCCATCTAATAGAGCTGTTTTGTCTCCTGTAGCCTGTAGGCTGATGTATTGAGGATATTTACCATCCTCTACTGTTATTACTACTTCTCTCTTAGAGAACTTCTCAGTAACTTGTACTGTCTCGCCTATCACTTTGATAAGTCCTTTTACTTTGTAATCATTCATATTATAGTTGTTATTAATTTATACATACCTAGTATTATCAATCCATAAATTATCAGCATCAGGATTATTGCCATTGTTTTTTCTGTCATACTACTTTGTCAGGGAATGGATTAGAAACACCATACTCTAGTATAGTTAACTCAGTAGCATATTCAACAGCTTTCTTAGCTGCATATTTAGCACTGATGCCAGGATTGTTATGTATTAGTGCTTGCATGGCTGCAATCAAAGCAGCCTCATAGAATTGAACTCTCATCTTATTTATTATTTAATTGATTAATATACTTAACATAGTACTCAGTGCAGTGATGCAACCGTACCTTAATCTCCTCCTCAAGCTCCAGGTCTCTCTCAAATAATAGAGTAGTAATTCTCTTCTCAGGAGCTATATGATCTACCTGATGCAGTGATAAGTTCTCCCATTCATTCAGTAGTGATGGATGAGTAGAGACCATGCAATAGCATAGAGTAGCATAGTTCTTATTATATAACATCATGTAAGCTCTTAGCTGCCACTCATAGAGTTTCTCTATACCCTCTTCAGGAGTAGCAGGAAAGGTCTCTAAGGACCATGAGGTCTTTATGTCTATAATTTGGTCATCTAGAACTATATCAGCCTCTCCTGTGAGCCATTCATTGTTTAGTCTCTCAGTGTTTTTGACCATGCTAGTGAATGATACAGTATTGAGTAGAGCAATAGAATCATTCTCCTGTAGATTACCCTTGTTAATATACTTATTATTGAGTTCTACATTATAACCGTAGAAATCTTGCTTAGCTACACCTCTAATGTAGCTCTTAGTAGTTTCAGACAACACCTCTGACTTAGTCCGAGATGCTGTCATTAGTTTTCCGAGTGAAGATGGATGCCATTTCATAGTAACATAAGTGCTTTATTCTGTAAATCAGTTAGCTCAAAGGTCTCTCTTAGCTTAGGGATAGTAAACTTACCATCCTGAATAGATACTAATGCCTCCTCAAATCTTTCCTTAGATAGTCCAGGCTTAGCTGCCTTAACAGGTACACTAGCTAGATTAGCATCATCATCTACTGACTGCAAGCATAAGATACTGCTCAAAGTATATCTACGATAGTAAGTCACTGCAGATCCTACTTGCTGAGGATTCAATCCTGCAGGTAATTCCATACATGACTCTATTGACTCATTAGAATCTATACAGATAATCTGAGTGCATACACTATTACCTTGAATAGGCTGCAGTAATAGTAGACCATTCTCTAATAGAATAGGCTCTACTGCCTCAGTAATGGCATTGATGTCAGAGTATGACTTTTTAAAGTGGGGATTGGTAGCATTCTTAGCTACTTTGCCGATTGACTGCTTAGCTTTGTGTAGCTTCTGATGCAGAGTTAGTACAGGTGCTGGTACTACAGCTTTTGTTTTTGTTTCCATGTGTATATATTTAAATTATTTCAACAAAGATAATCAATTAATTCATATCTGCAATAAAATTATAATAAAAAATCATAAATTCATCAAAATTTCTAGCTATAAAGTATGTACCTCCTGCAGCTTCTATGCTTTCCTGATACCTCTTCTGCACTTCTGACTGCTTATCCTTACCATACTTCACCTCAATCTTAACTGACCTACCTCTAATGGTAGCAGATATATCTGCAGATCCTTTTGTACCTGTGCTAGGAGTATAAGTGCCTTTCATCTGTCTAGTATTCTCACCTACCTGTATCTTCTTACCCTCTCTATATACTCCCATTGTATTAATTCTCTCAGCTTGAAAGCCTGAATAGGTTAGAAAGTGAATGATACATTTAGTCAGAGCATTGGCAGAGTTATCTTTCCAATTAGATAAAGGAATGTAAGCATTGTTAGGATATTTAGCTGATAGGCTAGCTAGTTCTAGTGCTTTTAGGATTGCTTTGTTTTCTTTGTTCATATTAATTCAATTCTATTATAAGTTAATTTTCCGTTGTTTTTTCTCCAAGGATATTCAATAGCTATAACTTTTTTTTCTTTTATGCTATAAATTGCAAAATCAATAGGATCTAATGTAAATGAACATGCTTCATTAAAATCTATATAATTAAATGGAATTTTAATAAAATCACCCCAATGTTCTTTCTCTATTTTTATACCTTTTTCAATATGTTTTCTAAAATATTCAACTATTTTAGTTTCTATTTCTTTTTGTGCTTTCATATATCAATTATAGTTTACTGTATCCCATACATCAGGATCTCTTTGTGACTTAATCTCAAACCACCTAGCACCATTGCTAGATCCATCTACATACTCTTTACCATTATACTCTGCATACTTCTTACACCATTTGTTGAATGTTCTATTAGTCAGGTACTTCTTTTGATCAGTGTATTCTGCTATAAAGTTTTCAAACATTGATACCTTATTCAATCTCTGATCAAATGCTAGATTCTTATTATCTACCCATTCAATAAAGTCTTGAGATGTCTCATTGATAAACTTTCTTAGCTCCAAGTTCTTAGCCTCAGATTCTACTAAGCCATTCTCTAGATAATAATTTAAGCAGTTAATCATGTAATGGTCAAACCTTGCCCATTCCTGCTCATCCCAATCCTCAAACAGCATATATCCAAACTCATCAAATGGAGTATGATGTGTACCAAAGTAACTACTTAGCTCCACCTCAAACATCCTCCTCTTAAATGAGCCTCCATCTGCTTTGATAGTGTAGTTAGTAGAGATTAATACTTTAGGTGAGTCTTTTACAGGTAGTTTAATTGCATCTCTACCTTTGTATTCAATAGTAAGCCCCTCAGTAATTATACTAAATAAGCTCTCAAAATTAAAGTTCTTTCTTACATCATCAAATGCTAGGACCTGGCAGTCACTAGATACAGTCTGATAGGGAAATGATTTATTTGAGTCAAAGGTTTTGCCATCTATAGTGCTAACTTTTTTCATGTATCCAATAGCATTAATCAGAATCCCTTTGCCACTACCTCCATTAGGATTATCTGAGATAGTTTCATCATTTAGAATGATTGCTTTGTTATTAGCTGATGTCTTATAAGAGTGCAGCATATAGCCTATAATGCTCTTCATAGTATCATATCTCTCTACCTCCTGCCCTGAGATAAACCAAATGAAGCTCCTAAACATTGACTCATGGTGATCAGCATCTATTAAATCTCTTTCTATTATCTGATTAGCCCATACATATCCCTTTAGCTCTGAGTATTCATATATCTCATGGTGCTTAGCAAATACTTTTACAGCTGCATTCTTATAGTAAATCATACCGTAGTCTATCCCATCCCTTTCCATCTCTACATTAGCAGTATCTATCATGCTGAGGTATTGAGGAGTAAATAGTTTAGACTTTTCAGCTACAGCATCAAAGACAGGTATCCGATTTGATTGCACCAGGTACTCCATTACTCTATCCTTTATCTGAAACTCAGAGACATGATTAATAAAATTCTCATTCTTAGTAATGAATACAAAGGTCTTAGTATTAGCTACAGGATAGTACTTATAGTACTGTAGATTCTCTAAAAATAGCTTGAATCGGTATGGTATTATTAATACATCACCTTTAAAATCATATTTCCAAAACTCATCTACTTTTATTACCTCCTTAATAGTCTGAATCTCTGACTCTATATTCTCTTTATTGTACTCTTTAAACTCCTCAAGTATTACAGCATCAGACTTACCACTCAGCACAAAATTAATCAGCTTATCTTTTTTCTCTTTATCCTCAAATTGCTTAGTATTAAAGTTAGCAGTCTTTTTATAGGCAGAATTTATAAGAGCTAGTATCTCTACAGATCCAAAATCTTTCTGCTCAAATCCTATCAGATAATTCTGACAAGTCATTCTATCCACTCCAAAATCATTAAAGGCTGCTGCTAATTTGTAAAGTGAGCTGTTCCTGTTCTGTGAATTATACTTCTTTTTAAACCAAGTCATCAGCTTATTAGCTATCTCATCAGTATCTAGTATCTTAATGTTAGTAATACTACCCACTTCACTAGTCTCAAATGGGATAACATCATAGTCAATGATATAATTCTCAGCATCTAGATTAACATAGATATCAGGATCATAAGATTCAAAGCAAGCTCTTGCAATATCTTTTCCTGATTCATCTACTCCATTGAATACTGCAGATATTTGCTTAAAATACTCTTTGTATTCTTTGTCATCCTGTACTATTGGTATTTTTACTAGAGCTTTCACTCCATTACCTGATGGTGATGTCCAGCAGGAGAAGATAGATTTGTGAGCTTTTAGTTCTACAATCAGAGCAGGGATATCCTGCACATCATCAAAATCTAAAGTCAGTAATCCTGATGCCTTTCTTAGAGATGCATTATTTCTCTTACTGAAATCACCTCCAAAGGTAACAACAGGCAGCTGCATCTTAATAGATTTCCTTTCCTCTTTATCAGTAGAGAATCTTAGGTCCTTACATAACTGCTCAGACTTGCCATTCTTAATCCTATCTAGATAGAATCCTACATCCTTATTTTGATAAGGTGATACATCCTTGATTGATTTGTAAAAAGTTACTTTCATAGTATAAATAAAAAGTGAGAGTCCCTGCTTAACACAACCGCCAGGAGGAATTGCAGGGATTTATACTCTCTAATGTTTTTTATCATGGCGATTATGTTGTTTGCAAATGTAATAAATTAATTTATAATTGATACTAAAGTGCAAAAATAAATTATTTGTGCTGTTTTGTGCTATTATTTGTGCTGTCTAAACTCCTATTGTTATTGGGCTGTAGAAGATTAGAACGAAAAAACACTTTTTTTTTCTAAAAACTGTTCACCCCCCAATATGAAAATAAATTTTTTTTTTATTAAAAATATATTGTAAATAAAAATATATATATTATAGAGTATAGGGATGTGAATTGTACTTTCGTTCTAATTCTCTACAAGTCAATATCAGTAAGGGAATTATACAGCACAAAAAAAGCCCCGAAGGGCTTTAAATTATTTCAGCTAGTTCTTTAGCTGTCATATATTCTTTGAATTGATAGACCTTATCATGAGTCCAGGGCATCTGAATCTTTACATTTATGTAGTTTAAATTTTCTACTGCCGAAACTTTGTATTTATCCTCATAATTATTATTAAGAGCAGTCTGAACTAATGGCTCAACCTCATGCAAATATACTCTATCTAGCTGCCTAGACCATCTCCTGTGCATTCTGATACCATGTATAACAGTAGCATGATGTCTATTCATAAGCCTACCTATTTCACTAAGTGTAAGCTTACATTTGTTTAGCCTGTACATTACATAGTACCTCTTATAGACATAGGATCTATTTCTGCTATTAGTATCTAGCTGATACTTTGTGATTTGTTCTTTTAAAAAATCTATTTCTTTCATTGTTCTGAGTTTTTAAAGGATTTATTATAGTACTGTTCAAATTCATAAGGACATCCATTATAGATTTTACCTATATTATAAAAATATTTCATTTGATTAGTCTCCTCCTCTAAATACTTATGAAAGTGATTCACAAACTCTCTACCCTCTACTGAGTGCATATTGAAGAGATGAGGCTGTAACTTCTCTAAGTCACTAAAAACCTGCTGTACTGCTGTCATAATAATTTAGTTTGAGTTACTGACTTAAATAGATCCGATTGAGACTCCATTACACCTGTAGCATTAATGAAATCAATCTCTACTTTAGCAGATTGGATTAAAGTACCTGCAAGCTGAGATATTGCCTTAGCTTTATCTACCTCCACATTTACCTGGTCTGTTGTTAATGTCTCATCGCTCAATCTCTCGAGAGCCATGAATAGATGATCTCTTAGATCACTTAGTTTGTTGTGTGCCATTTTTATTTATTTTTTTTATTAGTTTACATTTTAATCTCATCACCTGTTGTAATTCTTTAGGCAATCTTTGTATGGTATTTCTAGCCATATTTTCTTTCTTAGTTATCATTAGCAGATTGTTATAAGCAATAAAAATTACTTAGTGTACACTTCGATTCGGTCATGTGCACTCCAAACATTAGCCCAAGCCCACTCCCATTCTAAATCATCAGGGCGGTTCTTTTTGTGAGC